TAGACGGTGGGATAGACCACAAAACTTCGAATTAAAATTGTGCACGATGATGATTTATACATTCAATACATTTTAAAATACATATAAATGGCACATCAAAATAGTAACGAGCCGTTAGCCGATTTAACGCGCCCAGGCTCGCTCAATGGTGCTTCCGATCAAAGAGCTTTGCTACTTAAGCTGTTCTCTGGAGAAATGTTTAAAGGTTTCCAGAACAATGCTATAGCAAGGGATCTTGTAATGAAGCGTACCCTTAAAAATGGTCGCTCTTTACAGTTCATCTACACAGGTCGCACCAACGCCGAGTTCCATGTTCCAGGTCAAAGTATCTTAGGTAACAGTGACGGCGCACCACCAGTCGCAGAGAAGACAATTACATGCGACGACCTACTAATCAGTTCAGCTTTCGTTTACGAATTAGACGAGACTCTTACTCACTATGAATTAAGAGGAGAGATATCTAAGAAGATTGGTTATGCACTAGCTGAAAAATATGACCGTCTAATCTTCAGAGCTATCACTCGTGGAGCAAGAGCTAAGTCTCCTGTCATGAAGTCTAACTTCGAAGAGCCAGGTGGAACACAGATTCGTGTTGGTACAAACGCTGATGCTAATGATGCTTACAGTGCAACTGCACTTGTTAATGCATTCTATGATGCAGCTGCTGCACTAGACGAAAAAGGAGTTAGTTCTGAGGGACGTGTAGGTGTACTTAACCCACGCCAGTACTATGAACTAATCCAACAGGTTGGTGACAATGGTCTAGTTAACAGAGACTCACAAGGTACATCCCGTCAGAAGGGTAATGGAATTGTAGAGATCGCTGGTATCAAGATCTACAAGTCTATGAATATCCCATTCCTAAGTAAGTATGGTACAAAGTACACACCTTCATCAGGTAATGACGATACTGTAGATACTAACGTAGCTGATCCTGGTAACACAGGTGACTTCGTTGCACCAGGCATTGAAGATGGACGTAACTCTGTTACAGGTATCCATAACGAATATGGTCAAGCATCTAACTTTGCTAACTCTTGTGGACTTATCTTCCAACGTGAAGCTGCAGGTGTAGTAGAAGCTATCGGACCACAAGTTCAAGTCACATCAGGTGATGTCTCCGTGATTTATCAGGGTGATGTTATTCTTGGTCGCCTTGCAATGGGTGCAGACTACTTGAATCCAGCTGCTGCTGTTGAACTTTTCGCAGGTACTGCTACAAAGCCAGCTCAGTTTGGTACTGTTCAGACTGCAACCAACAACGCTGGTTATCAGTAAACAATATTTCTTTATTCACATGGGGAGGCTTCGGTCTCCCTTTTTTTTATTCACATAACTTATGGCAATCCCTAACTATTCGTATATCGATACAGAACTATCCGCAATAAATACAATCTTAGGGACTATTGGTCAAGCCCCTATTCAAGGTATTGATCTAGAAAACCCAGAAGTTAGTCTTATCTATAACATCCTTCAAGAGTCATCATTAGATGTACAAGCTGAGGGATGGTCATTTAATAGAGAAGAGCATATAACAGTTGTACCAGATGCAAATGGTTTTATAGAGATACCTGCTAACGCATTACATTATGATATCAGTGACGGTCAATCACTAAGGACGAAAGACGTTACCATTAAGAATGGTAGGCTTTACGATAAAGTAGAACATACAGATGTCTTTACAAGCTCAGTAGAGATAGATGTAGTATGGCAATTTGGTTTTGATCTTGACCTTGCTAATAGAGCTAACGTAGGTCATTCAATACCAGCAGTTTTTAAAAGATACATAATTGCTAAAGCAAGTACCAGAGCTGCAACACAACTAATCACTAACCCAGACTTAGCACAAGTTCTTGCTCAACAAGAAGCATTAGCTAGGTCAATTTGTATGGAATATGAATGTAATCAAGGTGATCATAACTACTTAGGTATGGGTCATAACAGTTCATATAAAACATATCAACCTTATCAAGCACTATCTAGAATCTAATGGCTGGAATAACTCAGACAATACCAAACTATATACAAGGCATCTCACAACAACCTGACGAATTAAAAATACCAGGACAAGTTAATGATGCTTTAAACGTTCTACCTAATATAACTAAAGGATTAGAGAAGAGACCTGGGTCTGAGTTTCTTTCAACTTTAGATATACATGGAGATCAATTAACTTCAGGGAAGTACTTTATTATTGATCAAGAAGAGAAGTTCATAGGACGTATTGATAAATCAGGTGTAATACAAATTTGGGATTTACAAGGTAATGAGTATGAAGTTCTACAAGAAAAGAAGACTATAAATTTTGACCCTGAAGATCCTACAAAAGATGAGATGGGTCCGACTTATGTAAAACAAGATCCATATAAGCCAGGTGGTTATAACTGGATATCTTGTTATTTGTCTCCAACATATATGAATAGATCTATCCAGCAAATCAACATAACGAACGCTGGATCAGGATATACATCTGCACCTTCTGTAACTATATCTGCACCTTTATCAGGTGGTACACAAGCAACAGCAACAGCAACAGTAGTTGATGGAAAAGTTACTAGTATTGAGATAACTAATAAAGGTAAAAGCTATGCAACTGCGACAGTAACGATAGCTGCACCTTCATCTGGTACTACAGCAACTGCTACTGCAGCTTTATATAAACCTTACTTAGAACATACTGGAGAGGACTCTATTCAGGTATTAAATATAAATGATTATACATTTATAACGAATAGAGAGAGACGTACTGAGATGAGTGATTATACACTTAATACTAGTGTTGATGATTCCATGTTGGATTCAACCTATAAAAAAGGAGGTTGGGAATTTCAATCTAGGAGTATGACTGGACGTAACCAGATATATTATCGTAGCAACGTACGACCAAAGGAAGCATATATAGAGTTAAAGCAGATAGCATATAACAAACAGTATGGTCTTAACTTTCATCAGAAAGGTGATTCGAAGAAAAGTATATCTAGAGCTAAAAAACTAGAGGTTCAATGGTGGGGTACAGCAGCTAATGAAACAAAATACCCTCCTAATGGAGATGTTACCTATGGTCCACTGAATGAGTTACAAGATAAGACAACAGCTGTGGTTGATAATACTGCTACTGGAACTTATATGTATGCTTCTACACCACCTAATTCAAGTAAAGACGGTACGTGTAGATATACTGCTAGAGAGATATTTACTATTAACCCAACAGGTAAGTCTTATTTAAATGGTAAGGAGTCAGATAGAAGAAAATACGGACCACTAAAGAGAGCTGCTGATGTTGGTGGAGTCTTTAATTTACAAGCTACAGAACTACCTGACTTTTCTGATGCTGTGGAATATAATCCACATCCAATGATGTATGCTGAGAAGGATAGCAATGGTGATTATACAGACAGAAAAGATAAAGTTAATCTAAGGTTTGAATTAAAAAATACTGGTACTCCTAAAGCAGTAGATGATAAATATGAATGCGACTACAATGTAGATATTAAACTTATACATGGTGGAGAAGGTTGGAAGACTGGTGATTACTTCTTTGTAGTAATGGAAGGTACCAACTATAAAATAGATGTAGTTGATCATGAAGTAATAGGTTATGAAGCGAGTCTTGGTGCAATAAGACCTGCACCTACTTCTAGTTCAGCTGATGAAGTAGTTACTGCTGATGGGATTTTAGAATCCATCATGGCTGAATTCGATAGGAAAATGAATCCTAAAGAAATAGATACAAACTATCATTATGAAAGTGGAGCTACTGGTAATCCTAGAACAGGTGAAGGTTGGCCATGGGCTGCTAGAAGAATAGGTAATGGTATCTATTTTAGGATGTATACCAGTGATAAAATAAATGGAGTAGCAGATGCTCTATACAATGCAGATATAGATTGGACTGTAACAGCTTCAGATTCTAAATTAATTAATGTACTTACTGATGAAGTCAATGATGTAGGAGATCTACCTACCCATTGTAGACATGGCTATGTAGTGAAGGTAGTGAATAGTACATCTGATAAAGATGATTATTACTTACAGTTTAAATCAAACTCTGCACCTGAAGATGGTCCAGGGGTTTGGGAAGAATGTGTAAAGCCGTTAAGTCGTACAGAATTTGCGGTTGATACAATGCCTCATCAATTAGTTAAGATAAATGCTAGGGGATCTACACCTACTCGTTTTGAACTAACACCAATTGATTGGCAAAGTAAGATTGTTGGTGATGAAATTACTAATCCTAAACCAAGTTTTATATTTAATGAAAGTCATTCAAAACGTAATGCTTTATTATCAGACTTTTATGAAGAGGAAACTTATGACAATATAGCTGGTCATCCAATACAGAACTTAGCCTTCTATAGGAATAGATTAGCCTTATTAGCTAACGATAGTATTATTCTTTCTCAACCTGGAGATCATTTTAATTTCTGGGCTAAGAGTGCAATGACTATCAGTCCTGCAGATAGCATCGATCTATCAGTGGGAGATACAAAACCATCTACTTTAGTACATAGTATATCTACACAAAAAGGATTACTTCTATTTAGTAAAGAGAAGCAATTCTTACTGACTACAGATAATGATGTCTTATCACCTGAAACAGCTAAGATTCAAAGTATCTCTACATTTAATTATAATCCTCTAGTTGAACCATTTTCATTAGGTACGACAATAGGTTTTGTTAATAACGTAGGAAGTCATACTAAATTTATGGAGATGACAAACATCTCAAACCCATCACAAACAGAAGTTATAGAACAAAGTAAACTTGTATCCTCTTTACTACCTACTACTATTAATTCAGTAGCCGAGTCAAAAGAAGATGGACTAGTTCTATTTGCTACTAGTGATACTAATGAAGATATCTATGGTTATAAATGGTTTAATACTGGAGAGAAGAGACTACTAGCTTCTTGGTTTAGATGGAAGATGCATGGTAATACAATTTTCCATGCTCTTGTTGATGGAATCTATTATGCAGTTATTAGAGTTGATAACCAAGATATACAACTACAAAAGATTGATCTAAAGAATCAACCAAAGTTAGATTCTCAATTAGTTGATTATCCTCTTCATATGGATAACTTATTACCACTAACAGGACAGACTTATAGTTCATCTACTAAGCTAACAACCTTTAGTCAACCTGATAACTTTGTTGTAGCAGGTAATAAGAAGTTTACTATCTTTGCTACAGCAGGTCCAATGAAGGGGCAAGCTGATTATCCAATATTAAGTGAAGGTAGTGATTTTACAGTTAAAGGAGATTGGTCTACATCTACTGTATATGCAGGTTATACCTATGATATGAAGGTTGAGTTTCCAATACCTTATCTTAAGCAATCAGAAGGTGATGCAGTAAGAGCTGATACAAGATCATCAACAATTATACATAGAGTAGATTTAAACTTAGGTCCAACTGGTTATCACCAAACAAGACTAAAAAGAAAGAGACGTAATGATTGGATACAGAACCATGAAGCAAGTTTGAATTATGGTTTTGAAGAGAATCGTTATCTTTTCTTAGATAGTACAAAAACAACTATTCCAGTTTATGCAAGGAATGGAGATTTTAAATTGTCTTTAGAGTCTAATCATCCATCACCTTGCACATTATATTCATCCTTTTGGGAGGGAGATTACAATCAAAGATACTATAAAAAAGTCTGAATATATCCATGACGTAACACCAGAGGCTGCATTAGAAGTAGCCTCTAACTTACGTCCAGATGACCGCAGAGAAGTGGTAGAAGGTCATGGGCTAGATCCTATGTTGTCGATACCTTTCATGTCTCTAATGGGCTTCTGTAAGTCATTTACCGTACCAAACGGCAGGACTGCTGGATTGGTAGGTATTCAGGATGGTGGGCTTGTGTGGATGTTAACCACATCAGCTATCCACGACTACCCAATAACATTTGCTAGAGAAGCAAAACGTTTCATTGAATCAAGAGATGAGCCATTACTTTGGAACATTGTTGATAAAAGAAACACTGTACATTTAAAACTTTTGAAATTCTTAGGTTTTAAATTCCTCCGTGAGGTCACTTACGGACCAAACAATTTATCCTTTATAGAATTTTGCCGTGTGTCATCCAATAGCAGGAGCAGTAATTAGTGGAGTTGGTTCCGTTTTTCAAACGATGGAACAGCGTAAAGCTGTCGCTGCTAAAAACAAAGCTAATCAAATAGCTACAAATAATAGAAATACAATTAAGATTGCAAAAAACAGAGAAGATAATGTCAACCTAGCTAAAACAGCTGATGCTAATTACGCTGGCATTATGGCTGCATTGGGAGCACAAGACATAAGTGCTCGTAGAATGTCATCTGAATTATCACAAGCTGATACCAATTCATTAATAAAAATCATGAAAGATGCAAGAGGCATGGAAGGTTTTGGAAACACCGCAACAAGACTACAGAATGCTGGATGGCAGGAAGAAGGTAAGGTAAGGTCTGCATTAGCACATAGATTTACAAGTGGTATTGAAGCTACTGAAATGAAGAAAGAAAGTCTACTTACAGAATATAATGCCAACCTAAGAACAGGTAATCCACTAGTCCTTGAATCTGATCCAATACCACAACGTGCTCCAAGTTTATTACCTACGTTCTTAGGAGCTGCAGGTGATGTATGGACTGCTAAAGCAGACTATGAAAGAGGTGAAAAAGATGGCTAGAGATACTTCGTTTTATAATGAATTCATTCAAAATATAAACAATAGACAACAGCAAACAACAGCTGCTATTGATTCTAATCTTGCAAATATTGTACAGCCATGGGTTGATCTTTCTACTAAAGCTAAGAAAATAGCTTTTGATCAAGCTGATAAGAAATATAAAAGAGATCAAGCAAGAGCCAACATTGCACAAATAAATAAAGTTAGAGATGGTAGCGATACTGCTGCAGCAAGGATAAAAGACTATGAAAATAAAAAGAAGCTATTAAATGATGGTGATATAAAGATCTATGCTGCAGCCTTAAAGCTTCATAATAAAGGTCATAGCAATGAGATCGTTGAACGTCTAAAAAGCATGTCTAGTGGTAGTTCATTTGGAACTGCAACAGTTATGGCAAAGGAGGCGGCTAATCATTACCCAGTATATTTAAATGAAAAACTGAGTAGCAGTGAACAATTAATAGATTTAACATCAATTGGTGGTAGACAATTTAAAATTAATGAAGCTCAAACTGAGACTGAATTAAAAGCTGCTATTGCTGAGATTCAGGAAGAGTATTATGTAGCGAGTGGTTTAGAGGCACTTAATCCATTAATTGTTAATGATAAAGCTTGGGATGATATTTTAAAAGCAGAGAATAAGGTAGTCAAGGCTAAGCAGAAACAAGATAGGATTGATAAAGGTTTTGCTGATACAGAGTTAGCTAAGGCAAAATTTAGAACTGATGGAGATTTTGTTTCATTAGTAAACGCAGTTGCTTCTAGTAATAATGATTCAGGAACTGGATTAATAGGTCTTACTAAAGCTAAGAAAATTGGAATAGATACCATCAAAAAAATGGCAGCTAATCCTAACGTTACCTATGAGGATCTTGAAGCAATAATTGATGGTATAGCAAAACAAATTCCTGGTCATATGGGTAAAAAATCATATGGTCAATTTGATCCTGATTTCATTGCAGAGCTTCGTGAAATAAATACACAAGCATTAATCGATCAACAAACGCTTGAAGATAATCTCAGAGATGTAGCTCCTAAACAAATGGAGAATGAATGGGAAGACTATAAAAAGAATAACGAAGTAACTGAAAAAGCTAAGGAAGAATTTGCTGATGATTTCAGAAGAATTACTGGTCAGAACCCTACTTTCATGCAAGATGATGAAACCAGACAAGATAGAAGTGATGACCTAGCTAGAATTGCTTTAAACAAAACTGAATTTCTTAGAGGTTATTTAACTAAAGAAGATCTACTTCCATATTCAGATACCATACGAACTGAGTTCTTAGATCAAGTAACTAAAGGAGAAGACCTTAGAAAGTTTGATGATAAGTATACTGAAAAGATAGAAAAATTAATTGATACATCTATTACTGAATCGCAAGGATTGAACTGGTTTAACAAAGGTGGTGATTTAGAGCTTGAGATGAAAGATATTATGGAGGCAGATATAGCAAGCATGACACGAGATCTCCTTACTCAGTACACACCTGAACAAGCTTACAAACAGATCAAAGATCATGTTAGAGCTAAGGTAAATACTGATGGTAAGAATCTATATTTAGAAGAAGCTAAACGAGCCATCAAAAGTACCTTTGATAAAGGAACTACAAGAGAGTTTAGAAAAGACTTAGCAAAAGCTATGAATGCTTTAGCTTATAACCCATCTCAATACGATAAGTTAGTAGTAGTAGATAAAGAACATTTAGATCAAGCTGAGAAGTATAGGGACACAGCTTTGCCAGGTGATCCAGTACCTGAAATATTCAACATGCTAGCTCAATATTTTCCTAACTTAAACGGATTAAAGGTCATGAATGGTCAGATGATAGCAGCTGGTCTTAAGCCAGTAGAGGAGCCACAAATAGAACAAGATATAGATAAAGCACCAGACAATCTAGTAAGGACATTACGATGTCAACCAACCCAAACTGGGTTAGCTAGATGTTATGTCGAGGTGCAACGCCTAAAAGGTGAAGATAAGGATGGCTACCAAATGGATTGGAGTAATCCAGAGTTTCTCACTCCAGGTCTTGAATACTAACCAAATAGAATTATGCCTACAAACACGGAACCCACGGGTCCAAACTTGGGCGCAATGGAGCGTGCCAACTATATAGAGCAACAAGTAGCAGCTGAAGAAAGTGCAGAACAGGTAGAGCAACAATCCAGCTTACAGGACATGATTACTGAAGCTGGTGATATGGTTGCTGACATAGATGAAACTCTAAACAAGTTCGGCACTAAAGAAGAAAGAAAGGAGATCACCAAAACACGTCTAGAGAAAGATCCAAAGGATTACAACCTCGCAGATGCAGGTGAAGAATACGGTGCAGCTATTCAAAAAGGTGCTATTGGTGCTATTGATTCAATCTTAACTTTACCTGAACGTTTATATGATGCAGCTCGTGGAGAAGACATTGATCCATCTAAAGGTTATACACCTGATTGGGATCCTCTCAAGAATGTAGAAGATCCAATCGTTAGAACTTGGTGGGGTAAATTCACTGAGGGTGTGGTTCACTATGGAACACTTGGTGTACCTGCAGCAGCAGTTGCTGGAACAGTTGGTATACCTGCAGCTGGAGGATTAGCAACAACTGGTCTAGTAGCTGCAACATCTACCTACACTGATGGAGATAGTTTATCTGCAGAGATTGTAGAGAAAGCTCCATTTATGGATGTTGTTCTCGGACCATTCGCTACTAAAGATACAGATCATCCTTTATTTAAGAAATTCAAGAATATCTTAGAAGAGATGTATCTAGAGAAAGGTCTGGATACATTGATTGGAGTTATCTGGAATAGAGCTGGTAACTTACCAAAAGGAGATGAGATAGCAGCTGCAAGGAAAGCTAATGTTGATGCTCAAATAAAAGAAGCTGGACAACAAGAACTTGTTGAAGAGCGTATCTTAAGTATTGATAGACAGCTAGGTGGTGAAACAGTTGATGTTGATGTTGTACCTGATAAACCAGATATAACAGGAACAACAACAGCTGGAGCTTTACCAGAGGGTACAACTCCAAAACCTAAGCAACCTACTACTCAATTCAGAGGACATAAGAACAAACCATTCTCAGATCCATGGCAAGGTAGCCCTACTTCAACAGCTCCACCAGCTGAGATACATAGACAATTAAATCAAATTGATACTGATCCAAGTGCTAAGGGAGGTTCAACTGACTCACCATTAACAGCTGCTCAATTACATCGCATGTCTACGGAAAATGGGATGCCAATTGAAGAGTTAGAGAAGATGGGTAAGGAGTTGTTTACTGATGCAAGACTTCAAGAGATAAAAGCTGAAGCTAAAGCAGCTAACAAATCATTCAGAGAATACTTCGAACCAGCCTACCAACGTTACAAAGAAATGATGGGTAGGAATTGGCAAAACATGAGTGCTGATGAATTCTGGGGTCCAATAGAAAACCTAAAGAAAGATATATATAGTGGTTATGAGGTATGGACTGCAGGTGAAAACCTATTAGCTGCTGATTTAGTTAACAGTGCTTTATTTAAAAACCTAAGAGATCATGCATTAGCTGCTAGAGAGATTAACAACTTTGGAGATGTCTTTGCAGTTGATGGTCCTATGAAAAAGATAGGAGATAAGTTAGTTATTGGATTAGGAAACGTCAAGAAGAACCGATACCTATGGGGTGTCCTGGGTCGGAAGATGAGAAAAGGTATAACTGTTTCTGATGCTGATGTAGCTAAGAGATTAGCTGATATCCATGGTGAAACCAAGGCTAGTGTTGAGCTAATGAATAAGTTCATGAAAGAAAGTGAATCTAAAGAATTAGCTAATGGAATACTAGAGATCTTCTCTCAAGCTGATGAGATCCAAACATGGATGGACTTAGACTCTTACATGCGTAAGTTATTACGTGGTGGAGAGATCAAAGGAAAAACTAGAACTGGACAGATCATTAGAGATATGCAAGGTATTTTGATTCATTCAAGATTATCTAGTCCAAAAACACCACAACGTGCTTTATGGGGTACTGGATTTAATGCTTATCTAACACAGTTTGAAACCTTATTAGGTGCTGGTATAAGAGCTGGTAGAACAGGTGATACTAAAGCTGCAAGAATCCAACTTGCAAAGTTCAAACGTATGGCTGAGGTATTACCAGAGGCTTGGGATACCATGATGAGTAAGATGAATTCTTACTTCTCTAGTGACGTAACAACAATAAAAAATAGATATAGCACTAGGAATCATAAAGACTTTGATTGGAAAGTCTATGATGCATGGACTGAACAGAGAGGTTCTTTTTCTGACAAACTAGCTTCGGGATTTGCTCACATAATAGATAAGATTCAAAAGAGTAATATTGCAGGTTGGAGTAGTAGAACTTTAGCTGCAGCTGACGATGCACATGCTGTTATTCAATCAAGAGCAAGAGCAAGAGAGTTAGCCTTCATTGATGCACTAGAGAAAGAAGCTAGAAATGAGATCTCTGAGGTCACACCAGAGGTTCTACAGAAAGCTGAGAACCATTACTACAGCAAATTGCTTGATGAAAATGGTGATATAGATACCACAAAAGATGCTTTCCTTGACTATCAATTCAAAGAATCAACTTTGATGAATGGTCTTGGTGACAGATTAGAAACCCTACAATCTGCATTCAATAGATTTCCTCAATTAGTCCCATTCTTTAACTTCATCAGACCAAGTATTAATGATTTAATTCTAGATACAAAAAGAATGCCAGGAATTTCACTACTCCATAAGGAGATGAGAAGTGTATTTATGGCTAAACCAGATAACATTAAAGATCTAGCTAAATACGGTATTACGAATGTTGATGAATTACGCAATGCTCAACAGATGTGGCAAGGTAGACTTATCACAGGAACTGTATTTACTAAATTATTTATAGATAAATACTTAGCAGGTGAACTATCTGGTGATGGTCCTGCTGATACAACTATTAGAAAGTCATGGGAAGATTCAAACTGGCAACGCAACAAGATGTGGTTTGGAGATGTAGGAGTCAATGTAGATTTACTTGAGCCATTCAATACATTAGCTAAGGCTGTTGCTGATATAGGCGATAACATGTATCTAATGGGTCCAGAGTGGGCTGATCAAAGATTCCAGACAATTCCATTAATCGTAGCTGGTTCAATCACTAACAAGTCAATGATGACGGGTCTTAACCAGATGGTTGATGTCTTTAAGATGAGACCAGGACAACTTGAGAAGATCGTAGGTGGTATTGCAAATGATTTTGTACCTTTAGCTGGTGCTAGAAATGCATTAGGCAGAACTATTAACCCTTATATGAGGGAACTAAATAGTGATATGTGGCATACAATTAAAAATAGAAACTTATCTTCTGAATACCTAGCTAAAGAGCCACTACCTAAGAAATACAATATTCTTAATGGTAATCCAGCAGGCAGTAGATTTCCAATACTAAGGATAATTGATGCTGTTACTCCATTTGCAGTGACAACTGGAAACACTAAAGCAGTATGGCTACTTAAACAAAGTAACTTTGATGAAAGAACATCTACCTTATCTGCACCAAGTGTTAACGGTATAAGGCTAAGTCTTAGAGAAGAGAATGACATTAGGTCTAAATTCCAAAAAGCTATTGGTGACTCAAGAGTAAATGGTAAGAGTTTAGAAGATAGATTAATCAAACTATCTAAGAACAAACAAATCCTTAACTCTATTAATGAGATGCACAAGGATATGAAGAATGGTGAATTTGAAAAGAGTCCTGGTCAATCTTATTACCACAACAAGCAAATCAAACAACTGTTTGAAGAGCATAGACAACTAGGTTGGTCATCGATAATCAACGATCCAGAAGTAAAAGCTTTATATGACGAGACTATCTTAATTAAACAAAAAGAAGCTGACAGTTTAAAACGGACATCTGAATTTGTTGAACAATTAACAGACCCTAGGAGGAATCATTAATGCCATCTCAAATACATAAAACCTGGCTTGGCCGAGCAGGTCGAGTTAAGGTTGAATTTCATGGAGATGGACATACCACCAAATATTCTTTCCCATTTCCTTATAAACAAAAGAACCATGTAATTGTTGAATTATATGATGCTAATAGATTAAAATGGATAAAACAAAACGAGGGAGGTAGCTATACTTTTGTTAATGACAATACTATTGAATTTAACTTTGCTCCTAAACCTATACCTGATGGAACACCAGGAGTTCTAACAGGCACTAAACAACCTAAGATAAGAATTAGAAGATGTACTTTAAGTTGTGGTACAGAGTTAACTCATAAATTTGAACCTATAGCAGATCCAGACAGTAACAATGCTTGTAGAGGTGAAACTGATGGTAGTGATGGATTATTGGTTGATGATAGAGATGATCCACTTAGACCTTTTAAAGTTGGAGATACTATTACTTATACATCTTCATGTATTCAAGGAGCTAATGTTAGTTGGTATAAAACTCCCAGAACTGGAGGGTCTGCAACTCTATTCAACTCTATAGAATTACGTGGTCAAGATAAAGACACATCAGTAACTGTTGACGATAGTTTAATAGATCACAAGCTTAGTGTAAGAGTTAAATGTATAGGTTGTGGACCACCAGACGGTCTTTGTTGTGAATTTAAAGGTAGTAATCCAAAGTTTGAAGATACTCCAGTATTGAGGTTTGCTACTTGTGGTGTTAGTGCCGTAATAGGTGGTACATCAATAGCAACACTTCATGATGTTCATGTCGGAAATGGAGTTATATCTTTAACAGCTACTAGTCCACCTGCAGGTCAAACATTTGATTGTACCTTTCCTAATGGAAACACCTCAACACATACTGTAAATGCAAATACACCAACTGAGTTTATAATTCCTAAACCTACTGATTCAGGATATGTAACTATTGAAACAGGTACTGCAAGTTCTGCTTGGCAATACTCGTTAAGATGTACATCTGCTGTTGACCCGTCTCAATATGAATTTGCTAGATGGGTAGGCTCAGGTGAAATATCATATAGTGCATATACTCATGGAGGAACTTTTGGTGATCCTATAAGAACAACTCCAGCGAGTACAGAATCTAGAGGACCATGGACAACAGGATGGTATAAATATAACGACTTTTCAGCCAATAAAATTGATGGATTCTTAATGATTAATGATCCACAAGTTTGCGAAACTAATGGTTGGAATATAGGAGTAATACATTCAGGTCCATACTTTCGAGACACTGGTATAGGTAATAACCATTTAAAAGAAGCTAAGCCATGGCAAGCTAGTTATACTGTAACTGATTTACCTTCTACTATACAATCTTGGGGTTTTGGAAACCCAGGTACACATGTAGGTACTTTAAGTGTTAATGGTATTGGATTGTGTGGTGAACCTGGTTTTACATTCCGTCCAAGACAAGAAGAATGTAGTGCATCAATATCAGGTTATTGGGAATTTTCTAATGACACTGGAACTGATAAAAACGTAGATTCCAGATGGGATGGCGTTGATTATCAATAATTAATTACAGATTTAACTCTTATAACAACATGACAAATTCATTTAATCCAGGCAATGCTATAAGAGCAGATGCACTGAATGAAAACTTTGAAGAAATAAAGCTACAACTTCAAGAACTAGAAGGTTCAATAACTAACCCTTCTGGAACAATGAAGGGACCACAAGGTGATAGAGGTATACAAGGTCCAGCAGGTCCAACAGGAGCTGCAGGTGCTCAAGGTGCTCAAGGACCACAAGGAACACAAGGTACTACAGGTACTCAAGGTGTAAAAGGTGAGAGAGGACCACAAGGTGAACAAGGTCCACAAGGACAAGCGGGTCCATCTGGTCCACAAGGTGTTGCAGGTCCAAAAGGTGATGAAGGTACAGGTCTGAGACTTCTTGGAACTTATGCCTACACAGGAGCACCAAACAACACTACTGCACCAAACCCAACACAAGGGGATCTATGGAAAGCTAGTGATAATAATTGTTGGGCTTATAGTGGTACTGCATGGATGAATGTAGGAACACTTGCTGGTGCAACAGGTGCAACAGGTGCAACAGGTGCAGCTGGTGCTCAAGGTACAACTGGTGCTGCAGGTGCAGCAGGTGCAGCAGGTGTAGCAGGTGCTACAGGTCCGACAGGAGCACAAGGTCCAGCAGGACCAGCTGGTGCAAAAGGTGATACTGGAGCAATAGGTGCAACTGGACCACAAGGTTTACAAGGTGCAACAGGTCTACAGGGTCCATCAGGTGTAGCCACTACAATGGGTACATTGACAGACGTAGTTTTAGCTAGTCCAGGTGCATTAGATAAATTAGAATATAATGGTGTTAACTGGGTTAATGTTCCGAAATCAGACAGTGAGATTATTTATAATACAGTAGCTAATAAAAATGCTATACCTAATTTTGTAGTTAATAGTATATCACTTACTGCTGCTGGTACAGGTTATTCTAGTGCTCCTACTGTAACTATAACCAACTCTTCTGGATCTTCAGGATCAGGAGCAACAGCTACAGCTACTATAAATGCAGGTGCTGTTACTGGTGTTACTGTTACAGCTGCTGGTTCAGGATATTCAGCTGGTGCAACAGTTGCATTTAGTGGAGGTGGTGGTACAGGTGCTACAGCAGTAGCTGTTACTAACCCTACAAATGGTACTGGAGTAGAAGTAACTGATTCTACAGGTATTGAATCCTTCACACCTATGTCAGGAATGCCTTCTGGCTTTGTAGGTGATTCAGGTTTAACTGTAAGACTTCAATATACAACTACTGGTAGTTCGAGTTGGAAATGGAAAAGATACTTTGCTTCTACATCAGAAACTAGATATGCATCTATAGCTGGTGAGACATTTACAGGTGCAGTTAATCTTGACGAACACGTAACTGTTAAGAACGGTAAGGAAGTAAGAGTAAGTGAAGAGACTGCAAACGGTAGTAGCTATATAGCTTTAAAAGCACCAACCTCATTACCTGGGAATGTCACTTGGGAATTACCTACTGGTGGTAATGCTAATGAGATATTAAAAACAGATGGTAATGGTGTCTTATCTTTTGCTACAGCAGCTAGCTTAACTCAATCTGGAATTACAGAATTA